GTGCTGTTCCGCCGCCGCCGCCGGAACTGATGGGCATGGATCTGAACGTGGAGTTCGTGTCCATGCTCGCGCAGGCCCAGCGCGCAATCGGCACGAACGCCGTGGATCGGTTCGTCGGCAACCTCGGCCAGATTGCCACGATGAAGCCGGACATTTTGGACAAGTTCGACAGCGATCAGTGGGCCGACATCTACGCCGATATGCTTGGCGTAGATCCGTCCCTGATCGTGGCCGACAAGGACGTGGCTATGGTGCGTCAGGCCCGCAACCAGGCAATGGCCGCCAAGGAACAGGCGGCGGTGTTGCAGCAGCAGTCGCAGACGGCGAAGAATCTGGCGCAGGCACCGACCGCCGGCGAGCCGAATGCATTGACCGACGTGATGAACATGTTCAGCGGATACGGTTCACCATCACCACTTGAACTCTGAAAGGGATCACTATGCCATACCTTAAGCAAGGCACTGATTTCCTTTACGACAATACGACCAACGACATCGTTGGCATCAAGGACGCGGACGGCGGCGAGATGTATTTCTCGTCACTCACTCCGTTCATGCCGGCGGCATACGGCAGCACTACGAGCATCGGCATCGTTGCGCCGGCTGCCACGTTTACCAGCCTGTCGGCGTCAGACGATGGCAGTGGTAACGTGCTGCTGTCGAGCGGAGGTGTGCATGGTCTCACCAACACCAACGCGCTTGGGCGCTACGTGTACGTTTCGTGGTCCGGTGTTGGCACAAATGGTCTATACGCGGTGCTTGAAGCGGACGCCAACACCGACGAACTCATCATCGACTACCCATACGATGCTGGGCTCGGAACTCCGCAGACGAGCAACGTGACCGCCGACATTACCATCGTGTCGCAGGTCATCCCAGCCAACACCGCGAAGGTCGGCATGTCCTATCAGCTAGACCTGCTGTTCGGCATGACTGGCAGCACGAACAACAAGACCGTCAAGGCCAACTACGGCAGCGCGGCTTGGTATTCGCAGACCGTCGCCGGCAACATCCAGAGCGTCTGCGTTGAGAAGAAGGCGTGCGTCGTGGACAGCACCACGATCATTTCCAACGCTCTTGCCGCACCAGGTCACGGCACAAGCACTGGCGCAAACGTCAGCATGACACCATCGGGCGGAATCGCTGCCGTCCAGACGCTCCAAATCGTCGGAACGATTTCCACAGCCAATGAGTTCATCGACTTGGTGGCGTGGAAGTTGAAGATGAACGGCGCGTGATGTTGCATGCTGAAGGTGGTGCCCGTACAAAATCTGGCATTTCATAAATTCCCGACGTGAGCAACTACGACCCGCTTGACCTGCGCAGCCAGGATCGCAGCAAGGCAGAACGCGAACTGCGTGAACGGCTGGCTCGGGAGAATGAAGAAGCGGATCTCAAGTGGCTCATGGGCAACAAGCGGGGCCGCCGCGTCATTTGGCGGCTTCTGGATCAGGCAGGAGTGTTCCGTTCGTCGTTCAACACCAACGCAATGACCATGTCATTTGCCGAAGGTCACAGGAACTACGGGCTTCGCATTCTAGGCCTCGTCCACACGCAATGCCCGGAACTGTATCCAACCATGATGAAGGAGCAGACAGCAGATGAACGAACCAACGATGATGGAAGCCGCAACTCCAACTAACGGCTCCCAAGCATCTTCGGCACCTGATAGCACTTCTGCGACGGCAGAGGCGCTTTATGGTGATGGGCAGAAGGCAACTGCGCCGAAGGACTCTCCAGCCGCCGAGCCGGCCACGGAGAACAAGGCTGCGGACAACAAGACGGAGCCCAAGGCCGAAGCGCCGAAGGCTCCAGAGAAGTACGAATTCAAGGCGCCCGAAGGCCGCGAGTTCGACTCGGAGGTAGTGAAGAACTTCTCCGAGGTTGCCCGCGAATTGAACCTGACGCAGGATGCCGCGCAGAAGATTCTCGACCGGATGGGCCCAACGCTGGCAAGCCGTCAAGAATCGCAGGTCAAGGCCATTCGTGGCGAGTGGGTTGCTTCAGCCAAGGCTGACCAGGAATTCGGCGGCGAGAAGCTGGCCGAGAACCTGTCCACCGCAAAAAGGGCTCTTGACACGTTCGGCACGTCCGAACTTCGCACGCTGCTCAACACGTCTGGCCTGGGCGATCACCCGGAAGTAATCCGGTTCATGTACCGCGCAGGCAAGGCAATCAGTGAGGATCGGATTGTCACCGGAAGTGTCGGACAGGCCAAGAACGGCCCGAAGACATTCGGTGACTTCGCCGATGCTCTGTACCCAAGTAACACCTAATCCCACGAAAGGGAAATCACAATGGCAACTCTCTCCACTTCTAATCTGACGCTCGCCGATTGGGCGAAGCGAACCGATCCCGAGGGCCGCGTGCCGGTCATCGCGGAGCTGCTGTCCCAGAGCAATGAGATTCTCGAGGACTGCGTTTTCAAGGAGGGCAACCTGCCCACCGGCGAGCGCGTCGTGATCCGCACTGGTCTGCCCGGCGTCTACTGGCGCGCGCTGAACCAGGGCATCCCGAACAGCAAGAGCACGACCGCGCAGGTCGATGAGGCTTGCGGCATCCTCGAGGCTCGCAGCGAGGTTGACAAGGATCTGGCGATGCTGAACGGCAACACCGCGCAGTTCCGCCTGTCCGAGGACGTGGCCTTCCTTGAGGCCATGAACCAGACCCAGGCGACCACGCTGTTCTACGGCAACCCTGCCACCGATCCGAAGCAGTTTCTCGGCTTTGCGCCGCGTTACTCTGACATCGGCGCCGGTTCGCCCGCGAACTCGCAGAACATCATCTCTGCTGGCGGTAGCGATGCCACCAGCAACACGTCGATCTACCTCGTCGTGTGGGGTGACAACACCGTGTACTGCCCCTTCCCGAAGGGCAGCAGCGCCGGCCTGATCCATGAGGATCTTGGCGAGCAGACCGTCTACAACAGCGATGGCACCCGTCTCCAGGCGTATGCCACCCGCTACCAGTGGAAGAACGGTCTTGTGGTCAAGGACTGGCGCTACGTGGTCCGCATCTGCAACATCGACACCGATGACCTGATTGCGCAGGCCACGACGCAGGCTCCCGGAGCTGCTACGGCCATCATCAAGCTGATGAGCCGTGCCCTGTACCGCATTCCCAACATGGGCATGGGTCGGGCTGCGTTCTACATGAACCGCACTGTCCACAGCGGCCTCGCGATTGCTGCGCTCGACAAGAGCCAGTACGTCCTGAAGGTCAATGATGGCCTGTCGCAGTTCGGCATGCCGTACAGCTGGCTGTCGTTCCAGGGCGTGCCTCTGCGCCGCGTGGATGCCATCGTCAACACCGAAGCCGTCGTGTCCTAATAGACCAGACAGAAAGGAAACAGAGCAATGATTACTGATCGTCTTCTCGTCGTGTCCGGGTCGAACAACCCTGGATCTGCCATCAGCGGGCAGGCCATTACCGCTGACGCCGTTTCGACCGACACCATTGACCTCGGCACCGCCCGAGACATCGGTGAGGGTTCGGATCTGTTCATGGTGTTCACCGTGGTTGAGGCATTCAACACTCTCACCAGCCTTGACCTCGAGGTGGTGATTTCGGCGAATGCCAACCTCTCGTCGCACACTGTGCTTGCAGAGACGAATGCAACTCTTGCAAACTCCGGTCTCGCCGCCGGCAAGCAGTACGTGGTCGCTCTGCCGCCGCAGATCGCAAGCCTCGGCCTGCGTTACCTCGGCGCCCGCTACGATGTGAACGGCACCAATCCGACCACTGGCAGCATCCTTGCCGAGATCGTGCACAACGTGCAGGATGGACGCAAGTTCTACGCCAGCGGCTTCTCGGTGACGTAATAGGAGGAACCCATGCCCAAGTATCGCGCAAAGGTCAAGTGCTTCGTGGACAACGGAATGCGGGAAGTTGGCGATGTGTTCGAGTACAACGGCCCGCAGAATGCCAACCTCGAGCGCATCGGGTCTGAACCCGAGCCTGTTGAGCAGGATGATTCGGTACCGGCACTGCGCCGGCCCGGTCGGCCTCGCAAGACGGCGATTACTGAACGCATGGACTGACGGTTACTGAACTGGTGTACAAGGAGGGTGGTCGGGCGACCGGCCACCCTCCATCACTAGGAGGCAGGCATGGCATCCGAAGTCGAAATCTGCAATCTGGCACTGGCGCACCTTGGCGACGATGCAACGATCGCCAGCATTGATCCGCCGGAGGGATCGGCGCAGGCGGAGCATTGCGCGCGGTTCTATGCGATCGCTAGAGACAGCCTGCTGCAAATGCACAACTGGAACTTCGCGTCGCGCCGCGTGGCACTTGCCAGCGTCACGATGCCATACACGATGTGGCGTTACGCCTACGCATGCCCAGGCGACATGATGGTTG